TAAATCAACAATTAACAATAACAAACGTGAATTTGAACAATTTGATGCTTGGGTTGAAACATTGGGCGAAAATGTTGAAAACCAATATGAGTTATTAGATAATATGGTATTTGCCAAAACGGCTGATGATTTTACTAAATTGGTTGAATCAAGAAAACAAATGTGGAAGTTGATGTCTGATGTAAAAGAAGAATCAGCATTAACTGAATCAATTAACATCCCATTGGAATCTATGTTTGGGGTTGCCGCTGACACATTTGCGAAAGAATATTCACAATTAAGCGAATCAGAATTATTTGAATTAAAGTCAATTTTAAGAATGTCCCAAGATGAATTAAATGAGGGAATTGAAAGATTGAAAATTGAAGTTCTTGGAAAACTTTCGGTAGTTAACGAAAGTGATGAAGATACAAACAAGAAACTTAATGAAACAAAACAAAGAATTGAATCAACACCAATTGATTCCGTATCATACTACAAACTGAAAAAATTGTCAGAAGGACTTTAAAATAAAAACCCCTCTTTTGAGGGGTTTTTTGTTATTCAGCTTTTTTGTCTGAACTTTTTGAGAAAATCTTTTCTACAACTGTAAGTCCTAATCCACCGCCAGCAATTAAACAAAGTGCATCAAACATATATTCAGGTGTTATACCTTCTTTAGATGTAAGTGTTGCAATGTAAGTTAAGACAATTACGTTTAATAATGTAAATAAAGATGCGAATCTTTTTGATGAAACGTCAGAACCGTTTCCTAGTAAATTCATAATAAAGTTTTTCATATTCTTGGTAGTTTGTTACCAATAAATATTAGTCAGTGTTGCTTTGGGCGATTTGTTGTTTGTATTTCGCTTTTTTTATTTGTTCCCTTTTCAAAGTAGTTTTTTTAACGTACTCTTGTTTTGCACGAAGTTTTTCAATTTGTTTTGTTTTGATAACTTTGTGTTTGTAACGTTTTAAAGCTTTTTCCAAACTTTCACCCTTACCAATTATAATTTTAATCATATAAAAAATGTGTGTTATTGGTATAAATATATAAATAAAATTAAATTTGTTAATAACTATTTTTTTTACTATATTTTCATTACAACAAATAAACATTTTTACAAATGAAAATTAATGAAAAAAGGAAAAACATCAAAATTGGAATTATTCCAAGATGCTAAATGTTATTATGGTAGTGTTGACGCTACCGAATTAAAATCAATTTATTTAGTATTACAAACATGGGTCAAACCAACACAAGAAAGGGATAATTGGGAACGAGTTGTTGGAACAATATCAAGAAATGTAAAACACAAAGTTTTAGAAATATACAATAAATCATTATTTAAAGAACACTTCATTGTTGATTTGGACTTAAGAACAAGTGGTATCAAAGTAGACAAAGCAAGTTTTTTAAATCTTGAAATTACTTTTTTCACAAAAGAAAATATTGAATTTAAATCCGATAAATTATCAAATGAACTTAACGATATATTAAAAGAAGTTCATAATAACGTTTTAAACAAATCAAAATATTTTACCATCCAATACGCCAAAAGTAAGTTAAAAAGTAAAAACTTTGAGATATCTTAATATTTATCTATAAATATTTTAATATGAAGATACTTAAACCGAATGAAATAGGTAAAGGAATATTAATAGAGTATGATGCTGGTCATATTTCTATGAAAAATGCCGTAGATAATGATTTAGTTAAAGAACAAAAATCACAATTAGACCACTCTAAACCATTTGTATTTTATGCTACTTTACAAAAGTATGGTACACCAAATAGAAATGGTCGTGTATACCCTGAAAAGATATTAAAAAGAGAGGCTGAAAAATATAAACAAACAATAGCTAAAGGTTTAGCTACATCAGAACTTAACCACCCTGAATCATCTTTGATTGATTTGGATAGAGTATCACACATTATTGATGATATATGGTGGGAGGACAATGTTCTTATAGGTAAATTAAGATTATTAACCACTCCAGGATTTCATGAAAGAGGTATTGTATCATCTAAGGGTGATGTGGCGGCAAACTTAATGAGACAAGGTGTTACAATGGGTGTTTCTTCACGTGGAGTTGGTTCCTTAGCAAAAAAAGGTGAGCACAATGAAGTTCAAAATGATTATGAAATGATTTGTTTTGACTTAGTTATGAATCCATCTACACCAGGAGCATATCTATTCCTTAATAAAGATGACCGTCATAAGTATGATGAAAATCTTGAGGAAGAAAAAAAATCAAAAGAAGATGGAAGAATTGATGGTGGTTTTAATAAGTCGCTTGACTTAATGGGAAAATTGAACGATTTTTTGGGATATAGATAAAATTAGTATTATGGACGAAAAATATTTTGTAGCAAAAATTCAGTACGACTTGATTGACGAAAACTCAGGAAAAATCAAAAAAGTTAGAGAAGAAAAATTAGTTAAAGGTTACAGCGTAACAGACGTTGAAGCGAAAGTAACTGAGAAATTTAAATCATTTCAACACGATTGGCGAATAACGGCAGTCAGTGAAAGTAAAATTGACGAAGTTTTTGAGTAAATTAAAACCCGAGAAATCGGGTTTTTTTTATTTTATTATATCACCATTTAAGATTTTTTTAATTATGGGCATATTTATAGTGTAAATAAAAAATATTTTATTGCACAAAAATGAGCGAAAAAAAATCATTAGTTGAGGAAGCGTTGTTACAAATGAAAAATTTGGAACACGTTGTCACTGAAAACGCAAAGGGAATACTTGCTTCTACAATGAAGGAAGAAATCGAAGAGTTAGTAAAAGAGTCTCTTGATGAGACTGAGATGAGTGCTGAAGATGAATCTTGGAGTAACGAAGAAGTTACTGAAGATGAAGATTCATTGGATGTTATGGGTATTGAAGCACCTGAAATGGGTGATGAAATGCCTGATGATTCAGATTCTATGAACATGGATGACATGGGATTAGAAGATGATGAGGATGAACTAGAACCGTTAGATATGACAGGTGCATCTATGGAGGAAATTATGGCAGTACTTAACGGTATGGGCGATAATGACGGAGTTATCATTAAGAAAACAGGTGATGATTTAGATGTAGACAAAATTACTTTCCAAGACGAAGACATGATGGAATCATTAGAAGAGTCAGATGATGACTACACTGATGGTGCTGATGAGTCAGTTGACGAAGAAATTGTTTACGAAATTGAATTGGGTGAAGATGATAATGTTGATGAAGATGACTCTACAGTAACGGAAGCTAGCATGATGGTTAAACCAAAAGGTATGGGTATGGGAAAAGCTAAATCAGGTTTATCAACTACTAAAGTCAACATGAAAGGTTTTAAAGATGATATGTCACAACATAAAGAAAGCTTTAAAGGTCCTAAGAAATTTGAATTTACAGAAGGTGAAAAAGAAGAAGTTGAAACAAAAGAAGCTGCAAGAACTTACGGAAATGGAAGTAGAAATTTTCCAAAAAGAAAAGGTCTTCCAAAAATGAAGGTTATTACAAATGACGCTTTACAAGAAGAAGTTGAAAAGTTAAGAGCGAAGAATGAAGAGTACAGAAAAGCATTGAATATTTTCAGAGAAAAATTGAATGAAGTAGCTGTCTTTAATTCTAACTTGGCTTACGCTACAAGATTGTTTACTGAACATACTACAACAAAAACAGAAAAAATAAATATCATGAGACGTTTTGACAACGTTGAAACAATCAAAGAATCTAAGAATCTTTACCAAACTATTAAAGATGAATTAGGTTCAGTTGACAAACCAATGGTTAAAGAATCTATCGTTGAAAATATTGATAGAACACCATCTAAAGGTTCAACTAACTTGGTTGAAAACAAGACATATGAAAATCCACAATTCTTAAGAATGAAGGACCTTATGTCAAAAATGAATAAATAAAAATAAACTAAAAACAAACTAAATATTTTAAAAAATGGGAGCATTATTAGAATCAGGTCTTGTTGGTAACATCGGTCTTAAGCACCTTAAAGTTATCAAAGAAGATACTATTAACAAATGGGACAAATTAGGATTTTTGGAAGGTTTGAGAGGACACGTTAAAGAAAACATCGCTCAACTTTATGAAAACCAAGCATCACACTTAATCAACGAAGCAGCTACTTCATCATCAGACGGTTCTTTCGAAACGGTTGTATTTCCAATCGTAAGAAGAGTTTTCTCTAAATTGTTAGCTAACGACATCGTATCTGTACAAGCTATGAACTTACCAATCGGTAAATTGTTCTACTTTGTACCTAAAATCCAAAACTACTCTGCGGGTATTGACCCAACAGACGGAGGTACACACTTATCACCATATGGTGCACCAGGTGGACCTTCAAATCCTAACGCAGGTTATCCTGACGGTCAAAAGAATTTATATGATAGATTCTACGAAGGTAACGAAGCATCATTAGACCCTCCAGGGTTGTTTGACTATTCTAAAGGTACTTTTAGTGCTGTTACAGCTAACAACGCAACAGTTGCTTGGTCAGGTTCTGACTTAGTTAACTCAGGTTACAGTGCTGGTGAATACAGAAAAGTATTACTTGTTATGTCAGGTTTCACTAACGCAGGTGCTGGTAAATTATTAGGTCCTGAAGGTCAAGTTATGGATAACGAATCATTCTTGTCAAGTTTGACAGTTGTTCCAGTTGTAACTGCAGGTGGAGCATTCTCAGGAGCAGGTTCTTCAAACATCTTGTTCAGAGTTGTTACTCAAAAATATGGTAAAGGTATCGTTCAATACGGTACACAATCACAAGCTACTTTCCCAACAGGTGGTGGTAATGATGGTTACTATGATAACTTGTGTTCAGCTGATGGTAAAATTTACTTAGAAGTTGATTTACAAGTTCCATGTTCAATCGGTTCAAACTCAATTGATGGTTACTCAGGTATAACTACTACAATCGCAGCTAGTCCTGCTATCAATACTCAGTTCACAACAAAATATAGAGCTTACAAAGAAATGGAATTTGAAGACCAAATTGGTGAAGTTTCATTTGATTTAAATTCGGTAACAGTTTCTGTAACTGAAAGAAAATTAAGAGCTCAATGGTCACCTGAATTAGCTCAAGACGTTGCGGCATTCCACAACATTGACGCTGAAGCTGAATTAACAGCTTTATTGTCTGAGCAAGTTGCAGCAGAAATCGATAGAGAAATCTTGAGAGACTTGAGAAAAGGCGCAGCTTGGAACTTGAGATGGGATTACAACGGTTGGAAAAGAGGTACAGCTTCTAATCCATTAACACAATACACTCAAAAAGATTGGAACCAAACGTTGATTACAGCAATCAACCAAATTTCAGCTCAAATCCACAAATCTACTTTAAGAGGTGGAGCTAACTGGATTGTTGTTTCTTCTGAAATCAGTGCAATTTTTGATGATTTGGAATATTTCCACGTATCAAATGCTTCACCTGAACAAGACCAATACAACATGGGTATTGAAAGAGTAGGTACTTTGGCTGGTAGATACCAAGTTTACAGAGACCCTTATTTCCCACCAAATACAGTATTGATGGGTCACAAAGGTAACTCTTTGTTGGATACAGGTTATGTTTACGCACCATACGTACCATTACAATTAACTCCAACTATGTACAATCCGTTTAACTTTACCCCAATCAAAGGTATCATGACCAGATACGCTAAGAAAATGGTAAATAACAGATTCTACGGTAGAATTACAGTGGATGGTGTTAGAACATTTGACTTAAGAGAATTGAGATAATCAATATCTTACAAATACACTAAAAAGGGACAAGAAATTGTCCCTTTTTTTATTTTAAACTATTTATAAGGTATGGGTAGTATATCAGAATTAACAAAAAGAATTAGAAAAATTCTTGAAAGTAGTAGTACTTCAATAACGGGTGGTGTATATTCGGGACCAATTGAATTAGGGTTAAAAAAGTGGAAAGAATCTGAATTAGGACCGTATACTGTATTTTCAGACCATCATGCAAATGAAAAGAATAAACAAAAAACTTTAAAAAATAATAAAGAAACGATTGTTGGTGTGTGGGAAAAAGGTGAAGATGGTACGTATGATACACCAACACATGATGTTCACACGGTAAATGAAGATTTGGCGGTTTGGTTTGGAACAAAGAAAAAACCAAAAGGTTCTAAACAACCACAAGGTCCTTGGGTGAATATTTGTAGAAAAGTCGATGGTAAACATCCAACATGTGGAAGACCAGATGCGGACCCAAAAGGGTATCCAAAATGTAGAGCTAAAAGTGTTGCGTCTAAAATGACTGATTCACAGAAAAAATCTGCATGTGCTAAAAAAAGAAAAGCCGAAAAAAAAGATACCCAAACAGGAAAAGGTCAAAAACCTGTGTACTCTTCATATAAACCAAGAAAAGAATCTGTTGAGTTTTTACCACCACTAAAATTAGTAAAATTAGCTGGCAAAATATTATACGAATCTAAAAAACAAGGAATTACTGAAAATTTAACAATTATTAAAAATTTATATAACAGAGTACCTTTTAGTGAAAAGATGATAAATGAGTTGTATACTAAATTTAATAATATTACAATATCAGAATCTGTAGATTCTAATTTAAATTATTCATTACTTGGTGGTAATGAAACGAAACGATGGATTAACACAATTTTATATTCAATAAAAAAGGGGTCTTAAAACCCCTTTTTTTTATTAACTTAACAATATGGTGGTGAACATCTTTTCTTTCCGTCCAGCCCCTTTATTTTACCCTTACAGACTTGTATTG